TAAAAAGGTATATCTGCTGTAGGTAAAGGTATCGAGATAGTCTCGTATTTTTCTATAGGTGGAATTATTAATGTGGGGATTACCACTTCTTGGCTGGACATTTCATAAAGGGTATAGCAGTTTTAACAGGCATATAACATCCACATAATTTGCAGAATTTTAGCTTTGTAAAAAAATTACACCCCTTACAAATTTCCATCCTTTCTAGTCGTCTGTCCATTTAGCGTCTTTTTTTAGCTCAGTAAGAGCTGCATCAATAGCCTTGTTATCATACAAAGTATCGTTTACAGGAAACTTTGCTTTAACTATTGCTATATGTGCATCTATAGCTTTTTGCTTAGTGTCATCACTTTTTACTCTGACATCATATAGAGCTTCTAATTGTCTATGTAATGTTGGATAAGCCATTACTCTAGCAGCACCATAGTCTACTTGTTGCTCATCATCTTTCACTAACCATTCTTCTGGTAACCCTTCTCCAACAGTTCCTTCATCACCTACTTTCATAGGATGATCTGTTAAAGCAACTGGTTCAACTGCTCTAGGTTGGAAGTTTTGGATTGCTCTTAAATAATATTCTTTTTCTGCACCAAGTTGTGAAGGAATATCTGCCCATGTACCATCCTCATACTCTACTTTCATAGAGTAGGTGTCCATTGCTGTAATTTTGTATTTCATAGTTATCGACCTTGTACGGTCCCTGAATTGTGTAATGTCAAATAATGACGGTTTTGTATGTAGTATCCTGCTAATCCACCGGATGAACCGCCAGACCCACCAGAACCTGAATTACCTCCAGCACCTCCAGAACCGCTACCAGCGTTTCCGTTAGCACCTGAGTTTCCTGTAGCTCCGGAGTTTCCTGTAGCACCTGTGTTACCAGACCCACCGTTTGAGCCGTAGCCACCTCCGTTTCCGCCGGTACCTCCAGTACCACCTTTTCCGCCAGTACCGCCAGTACCACCAGCTCCAGAGTTATTACCATTATTACCACCGCCAGAACCACCTTGACCATTAGCACCAGCAGAACCACCGAAACCGTTTTGTTGGTTTTGACTGTAACCTCTTCCGTTACCGCCAGCTCCTCCGGCTCCACCAGCTCCTCCGTTACCACCAGAACCTCCTCCGGCTCCACCTTGTGTGTTATTGGAATAGCACTCATGTACCCAGCCTTGGAGTTGTATCTTACCTTTTCTACTTCTAGCGTATTGACGATAGCCTCCTGTAGCAAAGTAGTGACCACCACCACAAGCTTGGCAGAACCATGACCAGTTACTTCTGTTAGCTTCGTAGTATAAACCTTGAACAGAACCTGAACCTGTCATATGACTTGTACCACTACAAGAATACTGATAAGAGAATGGATGTGCTTGACCAGTCGCACTATAGTATAATCTTCCATGGTTAATAGTATACTGACCATTACCTCCAGTACCTCCAGTACCTCCTTTACCACCAGAAC